CACGCTCTTAATACTCCTATGGACGGGTGGCATAGTAGTGTCAGCACCAAGGGTGCTGGCTATAAATCTTTCCTAAACGTAATCGAAGATGCCCGTATCGAACGGATGATCAAGGACAAGTATCCTGGTCTTCGCCGTTCGTTCTATAACGGCTATAAGAGCCTGTACAATCAGGACTTCTTCGGCGTTACCAAGATGGGTATCGACCCAAACCAACTCAAGTTTATCGACCGCATCAACCTCTATTTTAAGATTGGTAACTTTCTTAATCTGAAGTTTACCGCAGAAGAACAACGGTATCTTGACCGCATTTCTACCCTTCAGACTTGGGATGATGTGGTAAAGATTGCTGATGAACTCTATGCCCTGTCTAAGGAAACTAAAGAGGAAGAGCAATTTCAAGATGCCCTGGCACAAGCCCAGGAATCGGCTGAAGATGATCAGTCAATGGAACAGTCCGATCAGTCCGATCAGTCGGAACAGTCCGAGCAGTCTAAGTCTGAACTGGAAGAACCCACTCAGGCTGATGATACTGCCGAAGATTCGGACTCTATCTCTGAAGATAGCACCGATACCGAAACGCCAGAATCTGGTGCGAATTCGGACGCTCCGGTTGATGATTTTTCTGATGAAATGGAAGAAGACCTCGAACCCGAGTCTGCTACCGATAAGAATTTCCGTCAGAATGAAGATAGCCTGCTTGATCCTAATTCACGCGAAAACACTTACAATCGTCTCGGTAAGATTAACCCTGCCGATTACGTCCTTAGCATCAAGTATTTTGAAGACAACCTGCGTTTTCAAGATACCTACACTCATGCACAGGACTCTATCAATCTAGTTACGTTCCCGTCCGATGTTTATAAGGACTTTCTTGCTAAGAATGGCAAGTTTCTTTCCGCAATGGTTCAGGAATTCGAACGTAAGAAGATGGCTAAGGCCATGATCCGTGCTAAGACTGCCAAGACTGGTCGCATCAACATGGACAAGGTTTGGGCTTACAAGATTACGGAAGACCTCTTCCTTCAGAACACGGTTATTCCCAACGGTCAGAACCACGGCATGATCATGTATCTTGACCTGTCTGGTTCCATGCGCTACAACATGCAAGGCACTACCGAACAACTGGCTCTTCTTGCCAGCTTCTGTAAGAAGGTACGCATCCCGTTCGAAGTTTATGGCTTTACGTCAAACAACTGTGTTCCCGCTGCCTATCTTGACTCTGTTGCCTCTCGGAATGACCTGTCTGATAAGAAAAATCTTGCGATTGCTAACGGTTATTTCCGTATGATCCAGATGATTACTACCAATTCTAACGGCAATAAGTTTAAGCGCCAGATCATGAACATCCTGGCATATGGTAAGGCTAGCAACTATCGTGATCGGATTCAATTGAGCCAGGAATCACAACAGGCTATTGGTGCAAATTCTTCTACCCCGCTTGAAGAAACCATCATTGTCGGTCGCTATCTTGCTGATCAATTCCGTGAAAAGTATAAGGTTGAAGTGTTGTCTTCTATTTTCCTTACTGATGGTGAGGGTGATCGAAACTACTATACAGCAAAGCATTTCTTGCCTGTCGATCCGAATGCTCCTTATACTAGCCGGTATGATTATCTTGATCCTAAGAACAACCTGGTTATCGTAGACGCTAAGACCAACGCTTCGGTTATGGTACCTCGCACCTATGAGTACAATCGTAGTCGGAATGCCATCCTTACTCGCGGTCTTCTTGCAATTTACAAGAAAGCCACCAATTCTCGGGTAATCAACTTCTACATTACCGATCGCCGATCTGCTCAGGGTCTCATTCGGGATCTTTCCTACAATCGTGAGATTGATAACGAAAACACCGTACGCAAAATGTTCCGTGACAACGGCTGTGTTGCCCTCAAGAATGTTGGCGGCTTTGATGACCAGTTTCTTATCCAAGGTGGTAACAGCCTTGTTACTGAAGAGGATAAGATTGATGTGGACGCTGGTGCCACTAAGAACCAAATCTTGAAGGCTTTCAAGAAAATGCAGACTTCCAAGACTGGTAGCCGAGCAATTCTTTCCGAGATGATTTCGGCAATTGCCTAAGTTATTGATTTCTATAGGGAAAAAAGTTTAAAATTTCTATAGAAACCGCTTGACTTGGACATATGATTTTGCTATTATAATACTGTTGATGATGATTTTATAATGATGAGGTGATTGAGATGACTATGAATACCGAAACCCTGATGGAAACCCTTCGCAAGTCAGACACCAATGGCGGTGTCTTCCGCAAGAAAGAAGTTTTTGCTATTGCACACCCGCTTGGTATTACCAATCTTACTTGGTTGCTTAATGACCAGACCAAGGTAGACCGCGGTGTGTACAATCTTAGCCAGTTCCTAAATGGCACCGTTGTTGCGGACGTTAAGACTGTTCGCAAGTCTCGGACCCCTAAGACTGCACTGGTGGAAAACGTTATCCCCATGCCGACCCGCGAACCGCTGGTTCAGATTGAGTCTCAGAAAATCCTTGTCCAGGCTAAGCTGGAAGTCACGGTGGACAATCTTGTACCCAATCGTGATAAGACCTTCGTACCCTTTGGCTTCTACAAGGACCTGACTAAGGTAATCAGTGCCAAGGTGTTCTACCCCACGTTCATCTCTGGCCTGTCTGGTAACGGTAAGACCACCATGGTCGAACAGGCTTGTGCTGCCCTCAAGCGGGAATGCCTCCGTGTCAATATCTCAGTAGAGACTGACGAGGATGACCTGATTGGTGGTAACACCCTGGTCGATGGCAACGTGGTCTATCGTGAGGGTCCTGTTCTTACCGCCATGAAGCGTGGTGCGATCCTCATTCTGGATGAAATTGACCGCGGCTCTAACAAGCTAATGTGTCTTCAGGCTATCCTTGAGGGTAAGCCCTACTTCAACAAGAAGACTGGTGAGACGGTGTACCCTGCACCCGGCTTTAACGTGATTGCTACCGCAAACACCAAGGGTCGTGGTTCGGACGATGGTAAGTTCATCTCGGCTCAGGTTCTTGATGATGCCTTCCTTGAACGTTTTGCCATTACGGTTGAACAAGAATATCCTTCCGCTGCGGTGGAAAAGAAGATTGTTCTTAATAAGATGGAAAAGGTTGGTGCGGTTGATGAAGAATTTGCAACCAATCTGGTTACTTGGGCTGAAATCATCCGTAAGACCTTCTATGATGGTGGTATTGATGACTTGATTTCTACCCGCCGTCTGGAACACATTGTCAACGCCTTCGCAATGTTCAACGACCGCGCTAAGGCTGTGGAACTCTGCGTCAATCGTTTCGACTCTGATACCAAGTCGGCTTTCCTTGACCTCTACACTAAGGTAGATGCCAAGATTGAGGTCAAGACAATGACCGATGAACAGCCGGCTGAGGTTGATCCGTATGCCGATGACATCCAGTTTTAATTCGAGGAAATAAAAATGTCTAATCTTACTTTTGATCAGTATTATGAAGATAGGATTGATGAACTGTTGGATGATGTTCTTACAGAACTGCCAGAAGCAACGGTTCGCGAAGTTGGTATGTATCTAAATGATGCAGACTTTTCAAAGTTCAAGGAACTCCTTGATAAGGCTGCTCTACGAATTGCTGAAGATAAACTTTTTGAGGAGTGTGAATGATGGTAAACTATAAATTCAATGAAGACAATCTAATTGCCGACCTTAAGGAGTACGTGGATTCAACATACTCAGGTCATTACTCTAAGGGTAAGTTTCAGGCCACAGAATTCATTATCGATTCTGGCCATGGAATGGGCTTCTGTATTGGTAACATTCTAAAGTACGCACAACGCTACGGTAATAAAGATGGTTACAATCGAAAGGACTTGATGAAGGTTCTTCATTATGCCCTTATTGCCTTGCATGTCCATGACGAGGAACAGAATTTAAATATTCCTTCTGGCTCGTATGATGACTTTGATGAGTACCTTGCGAACAACCCACTAACCATTCAAGTAGATGAGGATGTTACCTATAATCCTGACACAATTAACTTGACAGGTACAACAATGAATGATAATATGAGCTATTCTTTTTATAACAATGGAGAAACTAAGTGAAAATTTCAGTTGAAACTTTAAACCTGCTCAAGAACTATGCCAGTATCAATACTAATATTCTTTTCCGACAGGGTAATACTCTGGCTACCGTAAGTCCCGGCAAGAACATTTTTGCCCGCGCAACTGTGTCAGAAAACTTCCCTAAGGAATTTGCCGTTTATGATCTTAATAGTTTTCTTGCCCTTCTTACTCTGATGGAAGATCAGGACGTAGAGTTTACAGCAAACAGCATCCGAGTTAGCAAGGACGGTTCCGAGTTTGAATATTTCTATTCAGATCCTGGTACTGTAACGGCTGCACCCGATAAGGATCTAGAAATTGATTCCGTCTGGTCTTTCGAACTGTCCTCAGAAGTTCTGAACATGCTACTTCGTGCTTCTGCCATTACTGGCGCGCCTATGATCAGTATTGTGTCTGATGGTACCTCTGTAGTTCTCAAGGTTGGTGATCCAAACAACCAGTCTTCTAACTCGTTCAAGAAGACGATTGCTGGTGCAGCACCTGTGTTTGACTGCCGACTGAAGACCGAGAATCTTAAGGTACTTGCTGATAGCTATACCGTTTCTCTTGGTCGCAAGCGGGCAATGTCCCTGGTAAGTAAGAGTCGCCAACTGACTTATTATCTTGCCATGGATCCCTCTTCTTCAATCTAAGAGGTATGTATGTTAGTTGATTATAAGTCAAAGTGGGACGATGAACCTAGAAAGGTGGAACTTCCTACTATTGTTCCCGCCGTTGTATTTAAGACGCGAGTTCGTGATGACTCGATTGAGGGTCCTAATCCTTTTCGATGGGAAGACAAGTCTACCTACGATTACTTTTCTGGCAAGCGGGTAGTTCTGTTCTCTCTTCCTGGTGCATTTACTCCTACTTGTTCTACATACCAGCTCCCTGGTTTCGAAAACAACTTCGCAGAGTTTAAGGCACTCGGTATCAAGGACATCTGTTGTGTTTCTGTCAACGATGCATTCGTAATGAATGCTTGGGCAAAATCTCAGAAGATCAAAAAGATCAAAATGATTCCTGATGGTTCGGGGGAGTTTACTCGCAAGATGCATATGGATGTTGCCAAGGATAATCTTGGATTTGGTGTACGTTCTTGGCGTTATGCTTGTGTTGTAAATAGTGGTAGAATTGAAAAGTGGTTTATCGAACCCGGCATGGAAGATAACTGCGAAAGTGATCCTTACGGTGAAACTTCGCCAGAAAATATTCTTGACTGGCTTAGGAATAACTGATATATTGAATCCTGGTGTAAGATCACTAGCGCCTGTGGACTGCGTGTCGCGACAGGCATCTTTTTATATTATTATGGAGACTTTGTATGTCTAATCGTGAAGAATTCCTTTGGGTAGAGAAGTATCGGCCACATAAGTTGTCCGATTGTATTTTGCCTGAGGACCAGTTGAATACATTTAATCAGTTTGTAGCATCTGGAGAAATTCCAAACATGCTACTTTGTGGATCGGCAGGTGTTGGTAAGACTACTGTAGCTAGGGCAATCTGTGAAGAGTTGGGTTGTGACTACATCATCATCAACGGCTCTGAAGAATCTGGTATTGACGTACTACGAACTAAAATTCGTGACTTTGCCTCAACAGTATCTTTTACTGGAAAGACTAAGATCGTCATTCTAGATGAAGCGGACTATCTCAATCCCAACTCAACTCAACCAGCTCTTCGTGCCTTTATCGAAGAGTTTTCCAGCAACTGCCGATTCATTTTTACCTGTAACTTTAAGAACCGCATTATTGCGCCTCTGCATAGTCGAACCGCTGTAATCGAATTTAAGATTACCAAAGCCGATCGACCTAAGATTGCAGCCAAGTTTATGAAGAGACTTGGTGACATTCTTGCCGCAGAGGGTGTAACCTTCAATGAGAAGGTTGTAGCAGAAGTCCTCAAGAAGCATTTCCCGGACTATCGCCGCGTGTTGAATGAACTCCAGCGGTATTCTGCCACTGGTAAGATTGATGAGGGTATGCTTGTCAATCTTCAAGAGATTAACATGCGGGATCTGGTCGTATCACTTAAAGCCAAGGACTTTAAGAAGGTGCGTCAGTGGGTTGTTGACAACATCGACAACGATGCAGCCCAAATCTTCCGTAAAATCTATGATGTGGTAGTGGATGAAGTTAAGTTCCCAGCCGCGCTGATTGTCCTTCTTGCTGACTATCAGTACAAGGCTGCCTTTGCTGCCAACCAAGAAATCAATCTCGTAGCATGTCTCGCTGAGATTATGGCTTCCTCGGAGTGGAAGTAATGAAAGC